AAATCTGATTCTCGTAGCTGCTCCCTTACCCGACCTCATGAGAAGCAACGTCTTATCATATAGGAAAGGATCATCGAAAGATGCCTTCTGAGAGCCTGGAATTCTCATTAAGGAGAAAGAACTATCGGCATCAGTTCCAGACGTTAGAACCAACTCTACAGCGTTTACGAGACTCGATGAGACCTTTTCAAAAGTATCAAGATACATACTGTCATTGCTGGATGCTACAAATGAATTAAAAGAAGGCAATGAAGCTGTTATCTTCGTAGGATTTTCAAAAGACTTTGAAATTAAAGCGTCTGATTCTTTAATCTTTTCAAAACTGTGGTTATACAACAAAGGCCCAT